CTCCAGACTTGGCCACATATAAATCATTTTCTGATTCATCAGTTTGGTTTTTAACTATTACATAATCGTTCTCGGCGGTCAAAACTCCGTCAATAACTTGGTGTCCGATTAAAGAGATGTTCGCAGTTGTCGCAAGTTTTGCGTCCAGTGGTATATAACCAGGAGGAACATAGAAATAATGATTGCCTTCAGGAAGATCTTTGATTTTTAAAAAGTATACTTCTTGCGGTGCAAGGAAGCCTGCAACCGTTACATCGCAAACTGTTCTAATTATCCCTAGGTCGGCAAGATTCTTTGGTGATCGTTCTCTTTTCGATAAAAGAGTTGCGTTGATGCCGCCGTTGGTAGGATCAAATCTTATCGCAAGCTCGCCTGTGTCTTGCCTTGTGCGCGTGACTACTCCGAGCGAAGAATAAACAGGAATTTGATAATCCCAGTAAATCTCCATTACGCGCTCTCCAAGACGGTAACTCTTGTTGTTAAATCGTCGATGATATCCAGTAATGTTTGGATCGATTGCCAGCCCCTAGTACCGCTGCCGTTGGTGCCATAATACTTATTATTGCCAGGCGTTGTTGTGTCGTTAACCAGCTTTAACGCTGTCCATGCTGGCGAATTTGGATTACCTCCGCCTGTCAGGCTGTTTGTCGTTGTCACATTATTTGCCGAAAAAACTACCGCAGAATTTGCGCTGTTAACGGTCAAAGAATAGTAAGTACTAGAAGTTCCGAAAACATTCGGTGTATCTGTCAGAGCAATAAAAGTAGTACCGGCTGGCCCTTCGCCGATTGCGCCAAATTCCAGCGCCGTGGCCGCGTCGTTTACCTTTACTACTCGGCCTTGATTACCAAGGAAAGACGATGGCGTGACATCGGTAAGCGCTAGGAATTGCTTGATTACGGCGTTGTCATAATCTGCGCCTGAAAGAGTAACCGTTGAAACTTCTATTCCTGTCGGAGTACAAATAACATCGCTAACAACTTCGATTACTGCGGAACCTCCGGTAGGGATCCAGCCAACCGCAATATAAAGCGGCCCTACTACGCCACTTCTCGAAGTGTTCCCTTGAAACTTTGCGAAGATATAGCCAACCGGCAAAGTGTTTGCGGTGTTTGCTGCTCTTACTCTCACTGTTTGCGTTGGATCATACTGCGCAAATAAATGTGTTTCTTCATTCCAGTAACTAAGGTTGCCGTCTTGCGTACCGTCTGAAAATTTAGTTGTTGCGCTTACATAGATCACTACAAATTCATCGCCTTGATTCGTAAGGTCAACAGGCTTTACAGCGTACTTGCTGCGCTCCATCGCCTGCACCGTATCAGAAATTCTTTGCGCATCTTCAAAAGTAAACGAAACATTTTCCATATTAGAAAACTCCGGCAGATAGGAATTTATTTACCCAAGCTAAATTACCTCTTGGATGAACATTAAACTTTAAATAAATCGGATCAACATCGCCGTTCTTATAGCCGTTTATATCCAGATCGCTTGGAACTTTCCCGCCTGCGACTATTGGCTTAAGCGCCGTACTGCCACCGGAAAGCCTTTCGTTAAATCCAACATTTCTTAATCGAGCGTCAAAGCCTGGTGATTCGTTCTCTGGCAAGTTAACCCATGAATTAGGTACGATAACGTGTAACACCATCGAAACACGCCAGTAACTAACATTGTTTTCTAATACTCGATTGGCTGATATGTTCTCAACTAATAGGTCGCCTGCGCCGATTGACTTTGCAGCGATTCCAGTGTTGCCGCCAAAGAGCGTGACGCTAGCGTTATTGGTGCGGTCAACGTAGTAATTCAATTTACTAATATCGAAATTCAACACGTTTCGTGAACAATTGATTATCAGAAATGGAAAGCGAAACATCAAAGGCGTAGAAAACATTTCGCCAGCGGTGTTGCAGACTTTCGTTGCACCAGGTGCAAAGCTCTTTTCCATAACATAGCTTTGAAAGCCTGTGGATAATTGAATATCCGCAGGGCGTTCCAAAGGGTTTTCTATTCTATTGGAAGGGTCAGAACCTTTTTGCTGGCTTGCAACCTCTGGGCTTTGTTCTACGCCGCCACCAGCTCCGGAAGGGCTTGCCGCATCCGGATTCGTGGAGTAATTGCAATCGACAATCCAAGAGCGTGGCTCGCTGCTGTCCTGTTTCGCCGAAGCTCCAACCATTACTGCGGTATCGTATTCTGGATGAAAATCGAACATCGCTGGAATACCGTCCGCCTGCGTTACATTAACCATAAGTTCATTAATGATGTCGCTAATTACAAGGAACTGGCGGTTGATGGTAACTTGATATTTACTATCTTGCGCTAGCGTTCGATTCTTGAATGTTTCTTTTACATCTATAACTGCCATTTTTTAGCCTCTCGGAATCATAGGTACAACGGTCATAGCTGGAGCGATTGGACGATTGCCAGCGATTGTTTCCAAATGTCCGTTCGCCTGCTCCAATAGATCGTTTGTTTTTTTTGCGCCATCCATCAGCTTGGCGTTATTGCGTTCCACGATTAATTTATATTCTTCTGCACCGCCTGCGCTTAACAGCGTAGGAGCTGCAAGCTGTGAGCCTGCGCCACCAGCGCCGCCTTTACCTCTGGCGAAATCTGGATTCTCTGCGGTTGGTAAATCTTTGTTTAATCCTAACTTGCGTTCGTTATACATTTTGATTCTTGCGCGCCGTTCCTCTTCGGCTTGCGCTTGGATAGCTGCGCGGCCTTCTGCCATGCCTTCCGTACCGATTCGGCCTAGATTGAATGTTACATTTCCCCTAGCTTTATCTTGCGCCATCATGGCGTCGGTAGTGCCTTTAGACACCAGACCTAGCGCTTCCAAAATGTTTGTTAATCCGTAGGAAAATTTGTCAATCCATTTTTGAGTAAAGGCCGCCATATCTTCAAATACTTTGAGTATTCCGTTAACGGAGTTGATGCCGATTTCAGCAATTGCCAAGAAGCCTACTTGCGCCGCCGTCTTGATCGTTTGGATTATCTCGTACATACCTTCCCAGATGTTTGTAACATTGCTTACGCCATCGCCAAAGGAATCGAGGATAACATTCCAAACTTCAAAAATGGCTTCAAAGTTACTTGCAAACTCTTCCATATAATCGCCAAAACCTTTAAATAGCTCTGTCAATAGATTCGTTTTTCCTGCGGCCTCATCCAGTTTGCTTGATACTGCATTATTGTTCCTCCATGTATCGAACCATTCACCAATAAGCCGCTTGGATTCCATTAGCTGCTGGCCCATTACTTCAAAGCCTCGGAAGAACGCAACTACTAAAATATCGATACCGTTTTTAAAATCTTCAATCCATTGCCTATTATTGGCAAACACTCCAGTTAATAGCTCCACTTGTTCGCGAGCCGCTTTCACGCCTGCGGTAATCGTCTTGAATAAAGAAACATAAGTTTTTGTGCCACCAAAGAAAGCGTTGATCGCTTTGCCGATTTCGAAAAACATTAAAGAAATCTCGCCCTTGGCCTTACCCATAGCACCGGCGAAAGTGTTTCCAACCGCTTCGGCCTGTGCTTGGATGGCTTCAGAATCACCAAGCCCAGCAAATACTTGTAATTGTTCTTGCGTCGTTATGCCGGAAGCTCCGCCGGTTTGCTGCGCCAGCTTTAATTGCGCTACAACTTCCTCGGTGCTAACCACAACGCCACGCATTTCAGAAATCTTCTGTGCAAAAATATCCATGATTGGCAAGCCTAGTTCGGCAAGCGCTTTGAATTGTCCAAACTCCACGAAACCCATTTCGTCTAATTGCAGTGCCATTTTTTCCAGCATCGAATAAGTCTGGCTTATTTCACCAGGCACCGCTTTAGCGGTCTTATAAAAGCTTGTAACTAGTTTCTCTGTTTCTGCTGCGGAGAAACCAACGCTCATCATCTTACGTGCCATGTCTCCAAGTGCTTTTCCGGCTTCGTCGTTGCGTCCGGTGATGGCGGAAAGGGTACTAACTAAATTAGCTATTGATTCTTTGGAGCTGCCTGCACTCGTGCCAATCGCTTCCAAGATTGCTTGTGTTTTTTCAAAGGCTACAACTTTTCCAAGGCTGCCTTCAATGCCTGCCTTAATACCAGCGAATGAAAGGCTTGCAAGGCCTAATACGCCAACTAATTTTCCTGCGCTGGCGCCAATGTCTTTAAAGTAACCTTTGAGCGATTCGGCGCCGGTTTTGAAGGCGCTGGCATCCATGCCAACCGCTACGGAAGTTTTAGAAATTGATGTGGCCATTTATTTAATTTCTCCGCCTGCGGCTCTGACCCATGCTTTCAAGCTTGCTTCCATATCTTCAGAACTTTGTTCCGGTTTATTCTCTCGGAAGTAATCCGGTAAGAAGTCTTCAATCGTGAAAGCTTTTTGGCTCGAGCCTCTGTTACAATTGCCTAGTAAACTTTGCAGACTCGCGAAATTAATATCATTGCGGTAGCCGTCTAACGGCTCAATCCTTGCGAAAGCCATCCAATCCGTTAACTCGTCGCTATCCATCGTTTCGAGTATTTCGCCAACGGTCTTTTTTAGATGTCCAGCCAGGCGAAACAAGAATCTTTTCGCTGGCTGTTCCCTTAGTTTTTTTCCGCCTGCTCCACCGCTTTTGCTGTGAATCCGTTAAGCTCTTGCGCTACGGTAAATAATTTATTCACGATATCGGCAGGCAGTTCGCCAATCAAAGGAACTTCTGCATCGGTAAAAATGCGAGTGCCTTTTTCATCGCAAAAACAAAGAGCGACAAGTTTACTTCTGAAGTTATCAAAATTAAACTTGTCGCCTCCAGCTATTGCGCCTTCGTAGTTGTCTCGATCTCTGGCCTTTAAAACTCGGATATACACCTTGCCATAGCCTTCGATTGAAACTTCTTCTTTTCGTACTACGCCCTTGGCAAAAGCCAAAAAACTGTCTTTTGAAACTTCCATGAAATCCTCCTTTAGAATAAAAACTAATCAGCTACATAAGTAGGCAAGCCAACTACTTTTGCGGTAAGTTTGCCTTTTACTGCGTTATCGCCAGCGGCGACTGCATCAATCGCAAACTCGGTAATGAATCCGTTAAATGTGGCACCGCCACCATTAGGAAAGCTAATAACGAAAGCTTGCGTATAATTCGCTTCAAGTGCTTCCAGCATCGTTGCCTGTTTGGCAACGCTATTATCTGGAAAGTAGAAATCCATTGAAAAATCACCGGCTTCAAGCATCCCTGCAACGAATTCCTTGCAGTTATCAGGCGAAGAAAGATTTGTAACATCGATTGCGCCACGCTTTAAAACTGGCGTAGTAATCGAAATCGCTTTGAATGTTGTGCCGCCAACCGTAACCGTAGTTCCCATGCCAGAAAATGCTGCTATTGTCATAACTCTACTCCTCTTCAAATTGGATAAGATGACTATTAATATAACTATAAACTGGAATGTCATTTCCTTCAATGAAAACATCATTGGTTTCTTGATTATTCCATACGCTGCTTACAATTTTGATACCGGAAACTGTTCCGAAAAAGCCGCTGAAAAGATTTCCTACCTCCACGGATAAGCTTTCAACTGCAATTCGATTCGTGCCAAATATCATAAATTGAAAGTTTGCAACTGGCAGTCCGTTAGTCGTGCCATCAAGATGATAAAATCGCTCCACATTTTGCATTTTGTAAACACAAAAAGGATACGCAATTCCTTCCGGTGCGCTGTCAGGAAAAACATTGTTATCAAATGCTGCTACTGTTTTTAGCCTGGTAGTTACTGCTATAGAAATGCTCATTATTTAAGTGATTCCTTTATTGCTGCTTCCATTGCCTCGACCATCATCCTTTGCGCTCTTGCTCTTACGGCTTCATAACTCGGAGCCACAAAAGGAATTTTCTGATAGCCTGGATGATTAAATGTACGACCAGCGTTTCGGCCTCGATTCACTTTGATTTTGTGCGGCTTTACTCCGCCTTCAACAAAATGAGCGTATTTGGAAGGGTAGCCAAGTTCTGCTGCTTTGCGTTTAGGACCGCAAAACAAATACCCTTTACCTTTTCGTATATCTACATTTGTTTTAATCGTAATGCTTTTTTCAAGACCGTTCTTGATAGCCTTACCTTTTTTGTTGAATCCGATTCCAACTTTGCGTTTGCCTTCAATGGCTTTGATCTGGCTTTTCTGCTGTGCTTTTAAATCTTTACCTATGGCAGAGAATCCACGGCGCAAACTCTTTCGCATCAAATTAGGCGTGATATCTCCGAACTTTGCCAAGAGCGTTTCAATCTCGGTAACGTCAATTACAATTCCGTTTTGCTTATAAATTGAAGCCATTACGAAACCCTTTCCACGCCTTCGATGGTCGCTTCGATGCCATCAATAAAGTTCTTTATGCCTACGCTTCTGATTTCAATCGTGTGGCCTTCAGTTTCAATTCTGTCGCCAGGCGTCGCTGAAGTTTTCCTTGTGGTAATGGTGTAGTTCATATAAGCGCCGGTTTGCTCGCCTATGATCTGCTCAGCTACTGGAAAACTTAGTACACTAGCCCAAAAAGTTTCGATGGTGTTCCAAGTTTTAATCGGCTGGCCTACATCGTCAGATGAAGATGTTGCTCGTTTTAAAACGCAAACATGGCGCATAACTCCGGAGCTGGTCATCGGTAATTTCCTGAAGCGAATAAGTTAATTAAGGCATCAACGCCAAAAGGAATCGGCCCAGGCGAACCCATTTCAACCGCTGAACGATTGCTATACCAGAAATCAACAAGCAAAAGAATCGCTTGCTTTAGTGCTGAAGGTACGTCTTCCGCATCGCCATAGCCTGCAACATAAGTTACTTTTACCGCATCGATCCGATTTGGCATTGTTTGCGGCCAAGGCTGGCCAGCCGCTGGAACAATCAAACAAGGATTGGATTCCAAAGCTGCTTGATAAGTTGCCAAGGTCTGCACATTGTTCGTCTGATCGTAATATTGGATCTCGCTAATCGAAATGGTAGGGCCATAGGCCAGCGTTAACCAAGGCTTGCGGAATCCGTCAAAGGTGGTGCGCCTCGTCTGCGTGATTAGGCTTAATTCGCACGTTTTTTCGACGTATTGCCGAGCCACGACAATAGCCATGTTAAGCCAAGAATCATCGTCTGCGTGACTTATGCGAGTATGCAATTTGACCTGCGCCAATGTAACTGGCTCCGTTGCAGGCTCCGTAATTATTTTTGTTGTCCAAGTCGGTAACATAGTGTGCCTTGTTTTAAGAAATCACCCTAGCAAAAGGAGGATAAAGCTAGGGTGATTAGGTAGGATCAAAACCACAAATTAGATAGTTACCAAATGCTTAACTGGATTGGTTCCAGCGTTTGCAAGCTTGGCATCTAATCGGTGATGAATCACCCAGCCAACGAGACCGGAACTTGAATAAAGTTCGGATTGTCTGGTCAATTCGATGTTTGAAACTTCGCGGATCTTAAAGGCTGAGATATCACCGAACAGAGCAATCTTGCCTGCTGCGGTGGTCATATCGCTTACCATGTCATTGCAAATAACGATTGGAGCGCCTAACAAAGTTGTAGGCTCGCCAACGTTAGGGCCACCGAAAATCAGATAACCAGCGTCATCGGTAAGACCTCGAAGCAACGCTAGGAAATTATCATGGAAGACCCAACTTGCATTTCTTCGATAAGAAATATCTACCGAGTGATACAAGTTCAATAAGTCCTGGTAAGCCAAAACGTTATTGGTGGCTTGAGTTGCTCCGAGTGTCGAGCCTGTTACCAAGCCAGTAGGCTGGCCGCTGCCGGTGCCTGTTGCTAGGTGTTCGGCCTGACCTCTTGCCAATCTATCGCCAAGAATTTGGCCAAGTTCAGCTTCAAGATTAATGCCTGAATCTTGGATCAATTCCCATGAAGCTTGGATTGAAGCCGCATATTTATAGGCTCCCAAAGAAAACTGGCTAAAGGTGGTATTAGCCGCAGTGATTGCGGAACCTTCGCCAACGATTGCAGCTTTTGCAGTCGTGTCGTTATTCATTGGCATGGTTAAAGTATTGCCGCCGTTGGTGCGGATGATGGAAGCTTTTTCACGGATGCCACCATAAGCCAACATAGCTTTTTCTAGGGAAGCAATAAATTCAGTAGGAACCAAATAACCGCCAGCGCTATTAGTGCCTACGGAAAGATTGGCTCGAACTTCTTCGTTGTTTTTAGGAGCGCTTCGGAACAAATCCAAAGTGAGCCTATCGCTGTCAATGTTCATTCCGGTATCATGCGCTGCGGAGCGAATTTCATCATTGACCAGTTCCGAACGGCTGCCGCCTGCAAGCCAGCCCTTGATTGCCAAGGAGCGTTTTTGGCGTTCGTTTTTATCGCCAAAATCTCTTACGAAATTAGGCGCACTGGAATAAACCTTAGAGCGTTGGACAGTCGGCGCAACTGGTGCGGAAGCTTTCCAAGCCTGCAACTTATTTCTAGCAGCGCTTGCCATTTCTCCGGCGTCTGCTGCTGGATCTTCTGCAAGCATTGCATCGATTTCGTTTACCTTGGATTCCAAGGCTGAAAATCTGGATTCTTCTTCAGGCGTCCAAGCGCGTAGTTCGCTGGTGATGGCTTCGCCTTCTGCAATCAATCGTTCGCGCTCGGCGCGTAGTTCTGACTTATTCATTTCAATAACTCCAAAAAAAAATGCGTGAACGGCTCCGGAAACAATTCCAAAGCTGTTCACGCAAAAGCGTGGTGATCTAATTAATATTAGTGTACTAGCAATATCTTTAATAAGTCAACTAAAAATTCCATTTCATCAACTTAATTCTTGCCATAGCCTGCTTTCTTCGTGCCTCGGAGCGTTCGACCTCGGCCAAATTTCTAAGCGCAACGC